AGGTTTCAAGATAATCTTCAAAACGCAAACGAGTTTCGTGTTCTGATTTCATGTACCAAAGGTACCCTGTGGCACCATTTTCAGTAGTCACTTCAACCCATCCAATTTGAGCCATATCAGAACCATTTACAGCATATTTATCCTTTAGGATAATTGGAGAGTTTTCAAAGAACTCATCTACAGATTCTAAAGAACCTTGCATTCCAACTGTTCCTTTTTGAAATTCAGATCCATAAATCCAAACTGTACAAGTTGCTGTTATTGGGAAATTTTGTCCTCCTGCTTCATAGTAAGCAATTTCAAAAGTTTTTGCTGTACCTTGTGATGCAACAACAGTAACGATAGCTTTATTTGATACACCTGTTGCATTATCAGATATATAAACAGTTTGTCCTACACGAATTGCAATAGCTGTAATACTAGCATCAGTTACAGTGATAGTTGCTGTATCCACAGTAACCGCAGCACTTGTAGCACAGTTTGTATATTTTGTATGCAAACGTCCTTGTTCTGCCCATTTGATTAAGTCAGAGTTCGATGGCATTTCTGCTCCAACCATACGCAAGAAAGATGATACGGTACGATTACCATAACGCTCAAATTCTTTTTCGTATGTGTCAGGAAGATATAATTTGTTTGCAGGGGTACTTGCTCAGAACTTGGCTGAAGATTCCACCCTGGAGAGGCTAATATGCTCATGATGTTTTTTTTTGTTTTTAGTTTTTTAAATTTTATTTATTTACACTGCGAATTTTTAGACCCCTTCCGGAGTCATTATTTATCGCCTTTACTTGGAATCCATCTTTTATTGCGGCTTCAGGTGATCTCCTCTCAGACATATTAATATTTTTAATCTGTTTGGTTACATCCTCAGTTGCATCTGACTTTCCTTGCTCATAGAAGTACTTGGCAAACTTTTCAGGATTCATTGCTACAGACAAAGCTCTATGGTACCCAACTGCATCTTTTATTAGACCTGTCTCATCCAAGAATTTATTGATAAAATTCATAGGAGTTGATTGGACTCTTTTAAGTTCTGCTGAATCTGACGGCAAGTATTTCAATGTTTTACTATCCAAGTTAAAATCAAAACCTTTGAAATCACTTGAAAATAGTTCGTCTGTTTTTTCATCAAACCATTTACCCTTGCGGTCATTCTCCTCTTGTAGAGTTTTTGACTGACTTATATATTGCTTATAAGAATCTAATTCTGCCTTGTCTTCATCTGAAATTGACCCCTTACTTGACTCAAGCGGGATTTTGTACATTTCTTTTTGACTTTCAAAGTATTTCTTAGCTTCTGTTACTGCCTTTTTTTTGGTAATCTTTTTCTTTTTTATTGTTGAATTATCATCATAATCCTCATCAAAAGTATAATCCTCCATCATAGAGTCAATATCTTCGCTATCTAATCCTTCTTGAGTAGCAATTAAATGCTCTCTAATAAGATCATCAGAATCGATATCACTATAATCCTTCGATAGTTTAAGGAAGTCTTCGTATCCTCTTCCTGTATCATTTCTGTACTTTAAATATACAGATATATCTTCAGGAATTTTCTCTTGTGCTTCTTTTGATGAAATAAGTTCATCAATTGACTTCAACTCTTTGTTATATTTTTTACCAAGATAAGAAAGAACGTCCTCTTCCTTTATTTCATTTGGAACATGTTCTGCTAATAATTGCGATTCAATCTCTTGAACGCTTTTTGATTCTCCCGAACCTACTTCTCTTACTGTAAATGCCATTATATTTGATTTAATTTATTGCAAATCTATATAAAATAATTAATATATTTACCTTGGTCCAAATTGGTCAAATGAAAGCCCATCTAATGTGTCCTCATTTGATTCAAAGTTTTTAGGTGGTAAATTATTTTTCTTTTGATTAATCAATTCAGATTGTTGAGTATTTTGTTGATTTATTCGTGCAGATTTTGCTGTTTCTTTTTCGCTTTCCCTTGACTGCACTGAACCTTCCTTAGCTGTAGTTAACTGCATATTATAGTCAAACTCTTGTGCCATTAATCCTTTTTTAAGTTCTGCTTCTGCTTGCAATAACTTAATAGAGAAATTCATTTTCGCTTCGGCAGATTTTATTTCAGCATCAGATTCCATCTGTATTTTTTGCATTGCAGTTTGTGCAGCCATCTGTTGAGACTGCAAATTCTGCTGAGAAACCATTGCTTGCTCTTGCATTTTCATCTTTTCTTCCCTGTCCATCTTCTTTAATCTTTTCATTTTTAGAAGTTGGTTAGCAAGTTTAATGTTTTTTATTTCGCGTATATCAATCGCATCCTCAAGATTTATATCACCTTTTGACAATGCCATTTGTATATTTCCTTCTAATTGAGCTTTTTGCTCTTCATCAGGAGATATTTCTATAAATATACCAAAGTCATATATGTATAAATCCTTGATGTCATTAAGTATTGATACATTATATTTACCAATCTTATTAGCAAAATCATCCTTAAAGTCAGCATATTCAAGTATATCTGCTATTCTATATGTTAATGCCTCGGCTAATGTTTTAAATACATATATACTTGAGTCAAGAATATGCCTTGTAGCTGTATTTGAATTTAATGCTGCTAATTTCTGAACACCGACTAAAGCATTAGGGTCAGGAGTAGAACCATCTCTTGCCTCATTCAATCCAGTTACGGAGCGAATCATATTCAAGTAATGGTCATAGTTAGCTAATAACATCTGTGTCTTGCTGGCACCTGAGTTAGATGTTAACTGGGTTATTGGTACTCTTGCATTGTTAAATTCTCCGTCTTGTGTATATGAACGACCGATAACACTACCTGTTTGGAAGTAAAGTCTTAATGCATCCTCCGGATTATATGCTGCACCTGTACCTAAATCTACTTCATTTAGACCGTCAGCATCAATAAATACACCATCAGGTACAACTCTTGCCATAACCTGTTGTAATTTTAGATGAGTTATTTGAATCATATCAGCAAAAGGAATCATCCTTCTAACTAATGATTCAATATTCCCCTTATACATACGAGGAGCGCAAGCAACATAGTTTGGCAGTGCATGTTGTGACGAAGACTTTGGTCTAACCATATTCTCCATCTTTTCCCACTTTAAAATAATGTTACTACCCATTACCATAATGCCTGAATACCAAACATCAATAGTTTTTTCAAGTTTCTCAAATCTACCTTCCTCCATCATTTCTGTAGGAGGGTTGAATTGGTCATCTTTTTTAATCATTTTAGAACCGCCACTCTCTAATATTTTTTTCTTATAAACAACCTTTTCAGTTGTTTTGTAGTTATAATATAGTAGCGTACAAGTATCATTATTAAATATGCTATTCTCATAGAATTGAGCAACATTATAATAGTCATACCAAGATTGGCTGTAGTGTGCTATTGTTTTTAAATCTTCAGTTGTAAGAGATTGGTCAATCTTCATTAATTCAGTTATTGGCAGAGTTTTAATCTCACCCCAATAAAAACAATCTTTAAAGTATGGGTCTTCGGTGTAACTATAGACTACGTTAGCCGGATCAACATATGAAATCTCTACTCCTGAACCTGGAAGAAAATCTTGTCTTGCTACTTCAATACCAATTACTGTAGCATCATAGTCAAGTCTTTTTCGAATTTCCTCAAAATGATTTTCATCAAATAAAGTATTAATAGCTTCTTCTTCAGCTATTTCAATTGCAGGTTTATATTTTAACTGCATATATAAAGACAATTCCTCGTCTGTATTAGGCAGGTCTTCAGGTTTCATCACAAATGGATTAATCCCTGTATTTTCATGTATGATATTTAGAACATTTTTAGCTACCATTTGCCCCTCTATCATATCCTGGTATCTTGTTCTATTTGCTTGTGACATAGCATCCTGTGCATATGCTTTAACTTTAAATAATCTATCTGACATCCCATTTACCACAATATCCACAAATTTTGGGATAATTGGGACAGGGGTCCAGTCTAAGTTTAAGTATGATAAATCTCCATTTACAGACAGTTCATTTTTATATTTTTGAATAGATTGTTCACCTCGCGCATATAGTCTTAATTTTCGGAAATCTCTCCATTGACTATAGTATCTGCATTTATTACCATCTTTTCTAAACCATTCATATTGTATTGCTTGACCAATTTGTAACCCATACGCATCTGTCTTTTTCTCACTATCAGGAACAAACTGCCCGGGGAAACCCAGTGGTGATATGTTTATCGTTACATCTTTCATTTTATAATTTGACTTGTGTTTCCACCATTGTTGTACCTTGCAAAATTAATACTTATTTTACTCTCTTCTTTATGAGGCAAATATAAATGTTTTTGGTTAGCCATTAACACTAATCCAGAACTAATGGATGCGTCAAATTTTGTTCTATCATTAATATCAAATTTAACCCAATCATGTAATGTCCTCATAAATGGCATAGAACCTATTTCATCGGAATTTCGATAAGTTCCTATTGAGTCATATCCAATGCTTTTCTCTATATATGTTTCAATTGCAGATGCATGAGATTGTTTTATATCCTCGGATGAGTTAGGTATACCTCCTAATTCTCGTTCGGTAGCACTTAACTTAGAAAATGTCCTGTCAGGTCTATTCATTGAAAATCCCCTATACCCTCTATTCTTAAAATGGTAAAGCAATCTTGGCTTATTATTCTCTGCAAGTATTGGCATACCGTAAAATACACATGCCATAAGAATATCTTCAAAAAATATCTCAGCAGTTTGTGGTCTTGCTATATACTCAAGAAAAAACTCATTAATAGGAGCCTCGTCCATATGCATCTTAGTCATACCGTGTAATGAACCATTAGAACCACCCCCTCCTACAACAGCAGATATATCATATGGATCACACCCAAAACTACCTATATGTTCATTACCAGGGTACTTCATTCCATTCCGTGTTACAACTCTATTTTGCATATCCTGTCTGGGTATCCAACTTACTAAAAAGTTTCCTTTATCGTCAGGAGTCCATATAACAGTTGTATCCTTCTCTCCATTCTTCCAATGAAATCTGCCCTTAGTTGTAAGTTGTTTTAATATAATAGAATCATTGTAATCTATTTGTTCGTAAAGTTTTGTTAAATTAAATAGAGACTCTGCACTATCATCTCTAAATGCATGGCTCTCTGTTCTTGGAAACTGACGGTAAAACTCATTTAATGCATTTGAATCTCCCTTTAATGAATCAACCTCAGCCTCCCAATAATCAATGGCACCATTAATAATTTTATTCCCATCAACTCCATTTATCGGTTTCCCAGGCTTTCTAAATACTGGCATACCATATAAATCAATGAATCCTTCCATATTCCATTCCATAGGAATAAATAATGAGTACATGCCTGATTTAGTTTGACCATTTGCATTTCTGGACTTTACTTTTGATTCTAAGTAAAGCTTTTTATAGTTATCTCCCCCTTTATTAAGTGCATTGGATGTTGAACCCATCATACATTTACCAATAATTTTAGACCCTAATCGTAAACAGGTTTTAGTTACCCTCCAATTATTTATGATATTGTTAGGTTTTAGCCATTTTGCAGACTCATCGTGAGCCAAGAAGAGTAGCTTCTCTCCATCATAAGAGTTGTCTTCTGTATTCTTCCAATCTATAGTAGTATCTAAACCTTGAATTTCATTATCCTCAGTTTCATACATATTATTTTTAGTTATTTTTCTTGCAGGTATTTTATAGGATAGTTCAGTCTTTGGCTTATCCATACCATCCATAATAGGAGTGAAGAAGAAAGGAAGTTTACTATTTATAGGAACGACTTTATCAGTAAACATTTTTTTTGCATCAGCACCTGTCTTAGATAATATTCCAACCCTTGCGTTTTTAGCAAGAGTTCCTATGTTTACGCCTTCTGAAGAACACATAAAAGAAAATCCTGAACGTCTAATTTTTAGATATATCAAACCATACGACCGTGGGTCAGCCTTACAAGCTTCCCAAAATATGTAGAATATTCTATTTGCCTCTCTAAAATCAGGATATCCGATATCTATACTCGACCATTGTAAATACATCCAATGTGACCCTGTGATATACACCGGATCGCCATTGTTCATAAACCAATACCCATTTTCACGGTAATCAAACTGCTCCTCTATGTAATCTACCCATTTGTTTCGAAATACTAATGGCATATCATTCCAATGGAAGAT